GTAACTTTTTCGATTGAGAATGCCATTTCAGCAAATAGGTTTGTACCAGAGTCGCCAAGAGCTTCACCCTGAGCTGTTGTCATACCGTTACCAGTGTTGGAAAGAGTATAGTCTTCAATTCCTGGTGTAGAAGTCTGATGATTCTGTGATGCACCGTTTGCACCAAGCTTGTTTGCAGCTGAGAACTTTGTGTTAGCTTCGTTGAAGAGAGCTTCTGTTCCAGTCTGTGAGTCAAACTTTGAACGCATTGCGAAGATCAAGCCTGTTGGACCTGTCATTGGCTGAACGCCGCAGATGTCGTATGCGATCAAGTTTGGAAGGGCACGACGAACCAGCGAGATCAAGATCGGATCGTAGTTGCTGATTGAAGAGCCAGTTGCGTTTGTTGGAGCTGATTCAGATAGGAATGAACGATCACCGCCCATGAATGCTGCTTGCTGAGAAGAAGCAATCTGCTGGTTTTCAAGAACCATAGCTGTAACAGCTCTCTTGTAAGGATCCGCGATCTTTGGAAGTTCTGGATGATCCAGAACAGGACCCCACTTGTTGACTAGTTGTTCAGTAAGTTGCATTTTTAGTAAACTCCTTTATTGACTTATTATTTTAGAATTGTGCGACTAATTGACTTGACATATGCGTCCATAATTGGATCTGCACCTGTCTTGTTTTCTTTTTGTTTTTGCTCTAGAAGACTCTGTTCGTGTTCAACAACATCTGTTTCTTCATCAAGTCTTGTGTTATTTGACTTAGATGATGTTTTTGTTGAAAAATAATTTTCACGAAGAGTCTTAAGACTTTCTGCATAGTCTTCAAGTGATGTGAATTCAACACCTTCAGACAAAGACTTCATCTTTTCTACTTGAGTAGATGTTAGTCCTTCGCAAATTTCATAGAACGCTTCTCTCTTTGCGTACTCATTCAATTGCTTCTTCATTTCAACTGCAGAAGAGATCTGTTCGTTAAGCTTACTTTCCAATTCGACAACTTGTGCTGTCATTTCTTCGACAACATTTACTTTGTCTTCTGGAATATCAATGTAATGCTCTGTAAACAGATTGCGTAGACCAGCAATGAAATCTTCTGTCAACTCTGAACGAAGACCTGACTCAATTGCTAGTTCATTTTCCTTGACCCATTCTTCAACGACGTAATTTAGATAGTCGTCTACTTTTTCAGTCATTTCTTCCTTGAGTTGTTCTGTAACTTCTTCAAGGATTTCAGCATACTGTTCCTGGAGCTTTTCTTCAATCTTATTAGCTCTTGCAGTTACAGCAGCTTCAAAAATTGTTGCAGCTTTCTTCATGAAGTCTTCAGAAAGATTTTCACCGTTGAAAAGAGCATCTAGATCTTCTTTCATAGACTTCTTTTCATCTTCGTCAGAATCATCTTTCATTTCATCTTCATCAGAATCATCTTTCATTTTTTCTTTATCATCTTCATCTTCATCTTTGTCTTCGTCTTTAGGTTCTTCATTGACTTGTGAAGGTGCCTTTTTCATAGGTTCTGCAGGTGCTGGTTGTGCTCCTGGTGGCTTTGCTCCGCCAACTGCAGCAATGGCTTTTGTAATACCAGCTTCGTCTGCAGTTGAAATAGCATTTTGAACTATTGGTGGTGTACCACCCTGACCAGGTGTTGCAACAGCTGGGGTTTCACCAGCTTGACCAAAAGATTCAGCACCTTTTGACATTGGTTTTAGAGAAGCCATGTTGCCTGAAAGAATAGCAGCAGCTGCTTCAGCTAGATTTTTCTTTGCCATTTTTGTATTGCTCCTTTATATTAGACTATTTATAATAATTAAAGTTTTGAAAGGAAATTTTTGAATTCGCGAAGCTTGACTTCTTCATAGTCTCGTCTGCTTGCTTCATTCAAAGCTTTCTTTGCATGATCATAGTCAATCTCTTTCCATTGACCATTTTCAATGATCCATTCTTTACTCTCCATGATACCTCTCACAAAAGCATCTGGTGCTGAAGGATCTGCAACAATATCAGCAGCTGTAGCCAAATAAAAATCATCTTGTACCATATTCACACCGTTTCTGGCTTTTAGCGAACCTAATCCCCTAGAAGATACGCCCAAACGAGCGCCCTCATCTATCAAATTTTTCACAATCTTTCCATAAGGAGTATCCAAAATTTTTGCCTTACCTATATAATTCGTGCCTTCTTGTCTCAAATCTTTGATCATATGTGATACACGATCAAGATTGATTGTTGGACTATCAGGATGTCCTAATTCACCAAATGCACGATTTTGCATTATGTAATTAGAAGTATATCTTTGAACTTCTCTCTGTAGAATATCCATAGGATATACTCTACCATTTCTATTTTGACGTTCAGCTTGAAGAAAGACACCTTCAATATAGTGTTCTTTTTGACCCATTGGGTTTTCTTCGGTAAGATAGCGAACTTCTTCTACAACTTCTTTGATAAGTTTCATCTTAAACCCAGAGCCTTTCTTTTCATCAATGAACGTCTACGTTTTAATAGTGCGCGAGCTAGTTTAGCGCGACGTTTAATCTTTGCGCGACGAGCGCCCAGTTTACGTTTACGTTTTTCTGTTGGAGACATACGAACAAGTTTTCCAGAAGATACTCTCATTCCTGGTATAGCTGATCTTTTAACGCGACGTTGAACTTTACCATTACGAATTCTGGCTCTAATCATTTTAAGACGACCCATACGAACAATATTTGATTCATCAACTTGTTCAATTTCTTCAACATTGATCAAAGCTTCTGCAAGTTCAGCAACATCATATTTTGCAGCAACAATCTTTTTTGCTTCATTCAATTTTTGTTTTAAAATTTCTGTAAAAGATTCAGTAAGATTTTCTGATGCCTGATTAAAGTCATCGCTTATAATTGATTCAATTAATTTTTTTGTAGATGACATTTTGTTAAACCCTATTAAAAGTAGAATAATCTTCGGAATGTTTTCTAAAATCAGCAATAATTGTGTATGAACATCCAGTTGACGCAAAGTTTATTGTTTGTAATCCCACATTACCATTAGCACCAGCACCAGTAGCATTATTCATAATAACGATACCGTCTCCTCCTTCAGCAAAGTCCATTTGACCTTGTCCAGATAATGTTACTATAGTTTGATTTGGAGTACCTGTCCAATATAATTCAACATAACCATTTCCTGCCTGACCTGCAACAACATCATAAATTATTTTTTTCAATGCTAGTCTATATGTTTGTTTACGATCAGTACCAGATTCAAGAAGTTGATTATTTGCATTTAATGAAAAATTTAATCCACCTGCATCAATTTTTAATACTGCAGCTTCTGCTGTATTTCCTGTCCATTTATAAACAACTCTTCTTTCAGAGTCAATTAATTTTTGTGATGTATTTGCCATTTTTTATAGTCCCATATCTGTATGTGCGCCATGAGCAAACGCTGCAACTTTTGCAAAATTAATCTTATCTTTATTCACCATTTTTTCAATTTTAACTTTATTTGATGTGTTTACCTTATTATAAAGATTTACAATAGACTGTGCAGTCGTAACATCAATTTTCATACCAAGATTGTCATGAAATGTAATTATATCAGATTCTCCAGAATCAGCAATTTGCATCAATATAGCAATATTTCCTTTAGGAGTCCATGCTTCAGAAACTTGCATAACATTCTTGTCCATTACATCTGAGTATGGAATTGATATATATTTGTCAATCTTATCTGCATGATACAAAGCAACTTTTCTTCCATCTGGAAAAATACGAATGGCTTTACGTTTCAAAATAATGATGTTTGGAGGATCATTCTTGAAAGTCATAGACTCAGCAACAATCTCATTGTTGTCTGTATTTTCTTTTGCTTTTGTAAGAAAAGTTGTTAAAGTTTTCATTACTTGCTTTCAAAAAACTTTTTACCGACTATTATCTTTTTATTTTCAAGAAGATCAACTGCTTTTCTTGAAATAACATTTGCAACGTCTTCTTTTAGAGTGTTGAACTTATCATTGTAGATATTTTCTACAATGTTTTTTACAATTTTATTGCTCATATAACATTTCTCCGATCTTTAATTATTCTTAGTATATTATTTAGATTGGATTTATCTTCCATTTTTAGACCAGTTTTTACCATGTTATCTAATGATGACATGTCAGCTGTTGTCATGTTTTGAGTACTTGTATCTGAGTCTGCACTCTGAGATTGATCACTTTGTTGCTGATCTTGTTGCTGTTGATCTTGTGGTTGTTGATCAGGTAGCATAGAATCTTGTTGCATTTTTTGCATTTCTTGCTGTTCATCTTCAATTTGCTTTTTAATTTCAGCAATTTCATCATCTGTTTGATTTAGAATATTTTTTCGAACCCATTCAAGTGAAAAATATTTGCCAATATACGGATCTGCTAATTGAAGAACACCTATACGATTTTGAATTAATTCAGCTTTTTTTAATTCATCAAAATTATTATCAGTTATGAAATCATAATAGATATTTTCTTTAAAATAATCCCATTCTTCAACAGAACAAATGCCTTTTAAAGATAATTGAATACGCAATGCTTCATCAAATATTGTAGAAAATTTGTTACGAAGTCTAAACACAAACTTTGAAAATTTTAATTCATCTCTTGTAATTTCAGATGTGCGACCAATTGAGAATCCTTGTTGCATTTCCAGACGAGAAATTGGAATGCTTAAAGATTTGTATAACTTTCGTTCAAAGTACTTGACATCTTCCATTTCACCAAGATTTTGACCGCCAGGAAGAGTCTGAATTTCTGTGCCCTTACCACCTTCACGACGTGGCAACCAAAAGTCTTCAAGCATTGATAAATGCTTGCGATCATCTCTAATTTCACCTGTGCTTGAATCGTATACAAGTTTGTTGCGATACTTGACCATAATATCGCGAAGATATTGTTCAGCTTTGACTTTAGGTAAGTTACCTACGTCGATGTAGAACACGCGACGTTCTGGTGCGCGAGATAGACGATAAATGACTGTTGCATCTTCGACCATACGCAATTGATTTAGCGGCTTGATCGCTTTATGCAAATATGATAGAACCATTGCACGACGAGAATCCATCAACCCAGAATTTACATTAAGTATTGAATCTGGAGCAATTCTCATACCAAGATTTGAATGTGCGCCAATAATACCTCTTTCATTGTAAAGATAATATTCACGAACTGTACGAATGATATCAGCACCAGTTGCCGCATCTTTTGTTTTTTGAATTTCTCTTACTTTACGAATACGTCTTGGATCTATGTAACGTAATTCTTTAATACCATCTTTTGGTTTTGATTCATCAATAATAACGTGGTAAAACATTCTTCCGTCAATATACCAACGACGAAATAGTTCAGAACCCATGTTTCCAAAATTCAACATTCTTAGAATAGTTTGAAATTCTTCTCTAATTTTCTTTTTAATTGAATCTGGTTGATTTAAATCATCGAGATTTAATGTCAATGGTTGTGTATGACCTTGCATAACAATGGCTTCATTGACAATGTCATCAATTGCTGTTTCAAGTTCTGGCTGCATAGCCATTTCTCGATACCGTGTGATGAGTTCGATTTCATTTCGAACAACACCTTCCAAATCGACGTAGGTGCCAAAATACGCTCCTGTTTGAAGCGTAACGGCACCGTCGTCGTTTTGAGGAAGAGCAAAGGACTTTTCTGTTATATTTTTTGCGTCCTGTTGCTCTTCCTGTTTCTGGGTCTTTTCGTTTGTTATTTGAAAACCAAATAACTTCCAATTAGCCATTTACTTATCCCTTCAAAAAATCATTATAAAGTATAAAATATTATCTTTCGCCAGCAGGCTGAACAGCACCTGATGAGACTCTATCAGTAGTATTAGAAATCCAATACTGATACTGTAGTGTTACTGAAAATTCTTCAATAGTATCATTTGCACCCCAATCAACGTCAATTGGTGAAATGTCTATTGGGAACATACCAATAAACTGATAGTTCTTGATTCTATTTCCCGTTTTTCCGTACTGAACAACTTCAGCATCAGTTGTGTATGATGTAGGATTTGCGAAACTAGAATTTCTTCTGTTGCCGAAATGGCTATTTATACCACCCATCCATCTTTCAAATGCATTCTTAATAACAAAATCTTCATCATTAATGATAGTAATAGTCCAATCTGCAAATGTGCGATTTCCTACAAATTTAACTTCTCTTCCAAAATATGGCACAACTACTGAACCAACAGATGAACCAGGAAGCTGTGCAGAACGACACATAAATGTTAGTTCGCGTGATGCTTCTCCTGATCCGACAACAACAGCTGCTGGAAAATTCATTTTAACTTCAAATAGATTAGGTCTTGCACCATCTCTATTCAAAGCACTACGAAATGTTGTAATATCAAATGGCATTTATTTTTACTCCTATTTCTATTTATTTATTAGAATTTGCCAACAATTTCGTCAAACGAAACACCACTTCTAACTGCAACAAAGTTCAACTGAATGAAATTGATTGAACGTGCAGGCTTGATATAAATGTCGCCTACAAATTCATTTCTATCATTTACTTCTGGTGTATTATTTGTTTCATCGCACACAACTCTATAATCGAAAATGCCACGTCGACCCTGAACATCTCTTAGGAATGGATCGACCAGAGAAACAAACTGTGATCTTGTAAACTCATCATTGAATTCAAATAGAGAATACTTAGCTGCTGTTGCAATTGCTTTCTCAAGAACAATGAATAGACGACGAACATTGATGCGATCAAATGCAGATGGTTTAGCCAACATTGTCTTGTCGCCAAACAATACTGTACCTTCACCTGGGAACGCAACAACTGGATTTACACCATTTTTATACAATTCATCT